ATGGGTAAAATGGTTGACCCTGATGACACCGAGTACTGGTCAGAGCGTGCTCCTTGTGGTACTCTCAAGGGTTTCCAACGCATCGAACTTATCGAAGATGCGTACTATATTACGGCAGACCGGACTAGCAAGTCCTATGCCAGGTCGTTGGACTTTGCTAACTGGTCCGACAAAAATCTTGAGCGCCATATCGAGCGCATGTGTGAAAGGGAGTCTGCATAATGCAATATGATCTGTTTGTTGATTCGTCTGATGCGAATATAGTTTACGATGGTTTACCTAAACACGGTTCACCACAAGATCGTGGATCTGCTGACCGGTATTACGGGCGCAGTTATAACCCACATTGGTATCCAAATGGTACCTATAAAGGTGATCGCATTGAGCTTGCCAATATGACTCCGGCTGAGATTGTCGAGTATACATACGGCTACAACAATGAAGAAGACAGGAAGGATTGGGGATAATGTATACCTATGACTATCGTGACAACTGTCACATGATGATTCGTAATGATGGCGTTGTGTTTTACCTGAATGCATATGCAGATCACTTTGGTCCGCTGTCAGCTCAAGAACAAAATGAGGTTTTGAAGATATGGAACTAAGAAAAAAAACGTAAGCCATTGTTTTTAAAGGAAATAAAAATACACTTTTTCCTTTACAATGGTGTTTTTTTGTGGTAGAATAGATCTATAAAATGGAAAATGAGGAGAGTACATTATGGCTAAAATGGCAATCACTAAAGACATGACCACCGAACAACGTTTGGCTGTCATTCGTCGTCACGCTCAAAAGTTCAATAAAAAGATCAAGCGTAATCATGCCGTCAAAGCTACCGAAACATCCTTTATGGATCGCTATTCTGATGGTGACAACATCAATGCTTGGACAGACGCTCCTAAGTATTTGGATGAGCACTATGGCGATCGTGTTCGTGAAACTAATGCATATGACAACGATTGGAACTAATCATGACTATGCATCTCGTTCGCGGTATGACTTCTATAAATACAAAGAAGCGCCGCTTGAATAAAAAACCTGGTCATGCTGAAGCTCAAGCTAAACATGACAAGTGGCTTATGAAGATGGGTGTGCACCCGTCTCAACTCAAGAAGAAGGATATGTCGAGTGGCGCGAGTATTCCGAATTATTCAAGCACACGTCCGTCAATCAAAACGTCGGACGTCATTACGCCAATCCAAGGGAAGCGTAAAGCAAATGTATACTCCGGAGACTATATCACCGGGCTCGCAACAATGCACAAATCAAACACGGTACCCGTCGGTAGAGGAGATAACCCAGAAGTATACGCAAAAATGAGGAGAGGATAATGATAGCAGAAGCTATGTTTTGTCTGGCTCTCAATGCATATTGGGAAGCCAGAAATCAGGACATGGAAGGCATGATCGCAGTATCTCAAGTCGTTATGAACCGTGTTGAGTCTGAATATTACCCAGACGACGTTTGCGAAGTTGTCTTTCAAGGTCCTACACGTCCATCTTGGCAAGATGCGAGTATAGATATTCCAGTACGCCACCGCTGTCAATTCAGTTGGTACTGTGATGGCAAGTCAGATACAATCCCAACCAACGATAAAGAGGCATGGGATATGGCAAAGCTTGCAGCTTATGGCGTCTATTGGGATAAGGTAGACAATCTTGTTGGAGACAGTCTATGGTATCATGCTTATTATGTTACGCCGGGTTGGGCTTCTCAAAAAGAAGAACGTATCACAATCGGTGACCACATTTTTTATGGATGGAGATATGGAACTAATTGATTTTGTGAAGGTTTACAAGAATGCTTTTAGTCAAGAGCATTGTGATCAAATTATCGATATTTACGAAAGCAATGCTCATAAAAGTTTTCAAACCGATGTGATGAAGTTCGATCAAGCAACTTTGCTAAATAACAATCTAGCCACGATGAATGCTGTGCAAGTTTTTCTTAATTACTTTAATCAGTATCGTCGTTGGCTGGAGAGTAAAGGCCAACACTACCTACCGCCTATTCAAGAACTCGAACAGCTGAGGGTGAAGAAGTATCCTGTTGATGGTTATTTTAAGGAACATATCGATGCAGCAGATAGAGCATCATCTAGACGTTTTCTTTCTGCCTTCGTATATTTGAATAAAAGTGGTGGAACAAAGTTCTTTAATAAGAAGATCAAAGCTGAGCCAGGGACTCTAGTCATATTCCCTCCTCAGTGGATGTTCCCTCATACAGGTCTGGTTGGAGACAAAGAAAAGTATTTCTTATCCACATATTTACACTTCTCTGCGTAGCTCAGCTGGATAGAGCAACGGCCTTCTAAGCCGTGGGTCGGGGGTTCGAATCCTCCCGCAGAGGCCAACTTTTGGAGAAACACATGACACTAGCAATTATGTTGATTGGAGGCATGTTTATGTACGACAATCAAAAATTCTTTGGCACTGTCGAAGAAAACATTCAAGACGGAATGACTTGGCATTACGTTGGAAAGCAGGATCCTCAAGGACAACCAGCCTTGACAGTTACTGATGGCCAAGGTGATCAAGTAATCTATTTTAGAATGGATAAGTAATGGTCGCCTCCGTGATGGAATTGGTAGACATAACGGACTTAAAATCCGTGGCTTTAAGCGTGCCGGTTCGAGGCCGGCCGGAGGTACCAAACTTTTTTCAAAAAAATGCATTTTAGGGGTTTACATTTGCTGAGAACTGTGGTAGAATATATCTACAATAAAGATTTGGGAAGTCCTGAGCATGACTAACTCGCGGGGTACAAAGTTAGAAGCAATGTTGCTTACTATACCACGTCAGGTGAAGAAGGGAAAACTGCTCAGTTTTATTATTGATGAGGAGAGACATCATGCCACTAGCAAAACGTAAAAAGAAAGTTCAAATTCGTAGACGTACTGGTCTTGCCGGCGTTCCAATCGACGGCGGCTTTGAAAGAGCGCAGATTTACTTCCAAAACGAAGTCAGTCGTAAGGATGCTGCTGAACAGATCAAGACGTTTGTTAAAGCTCGTTTCAATAAGAACGAGGCAAAATTCATTCTTGCAAATCCAGAATGGAAGCTTGTAAGTAGCTACTATCATGCTGCAACATGCTTCTGGTATAACACTGGTTTGGATGAATGTGAGAGATCGAAGTATTGGTTTGATGCTTCGATGAAGAGGCTGTCCGACCTGATTGAACCAGGTAAGGACCTACACTATGAGAAGTTGCAGACGAAGCATGACAGCGATAAAGTTGTCAGTCTCTCTCCTCAGCAACGTCTGCAACGTAAGATCGCTAGTACTATCATGGTCGAACTTGACGACCTTGAAGACGAGTGGATCAAAGGTGAGAAAGCCTCGATTGACGTTTACGGACTATTCCGTAAATATGGGCTGAGTGGATCCGCCACTTTGCCAGTACGTCAGGTGGTTGAGGGATGGTTGTTAGATTATGAAGACGCCTATCACAAGCGCTGTGAACAAGCCGTCGAGGGCTATTCACATTTGAAGCGACCTGAACTCAACCGCCGTATTAAAGAATGTAAGGCTATGCTTGATGACCTTGATCGTATCAAGTCAGCAGCCAAAGCTAATCGTACGGTGCGTGCTAAGAAGCCACAATCTATTGACAAGCAGGTTGCTAAAGTCAAGTACCGTAAGGATGACAAAGATTTCAAGATCGTATCAATCAATCCTGCAACCTTTATCGGTAAGGCTCGTTTGATTGTGTTCAATGTAAAGTATCGTCGATTGACAGAATACGTTACACATGATCCTAAAGGGTTTATTGTGAGTGGTACAACCATTAAGAACTTCGATAAGGAAGCGTCTCGTACACTCACGTTAAGGAAGCCTATGGAAATACTGCCAAAGGTTGCTCAATGCACACCACGTCAGTTTTCCAAGCTATTGGATGGTTTGAAAACCAAGCCAGCCGTACCAAATGGTCGTATCAATGAAGATACAGTTCTGTTGAGGGCAGAGAATAAATGACAATTGAAAACCAATTTCTCACTAAGAGTAAGTTCACTAAGCTAATTGAATCTACTGTTATTGACTTGAAGATTCCTTACATGGAAGCTGTGCTTCATGTATGCGATAAGAATGATATCGATCCTGAAGATGTAAAGAAATTTATTTCGCCAGTCATCAAAGGAAAGATTGAAGGCGAGGCAATGGCCTTAAATTATTTGCCAAGACAAAACACTTTGGACAGCGCTTTTGTTGATTAAAGTGATAAATAATGGTGTACAACAACACATGCATGTTGTATAATAATACAGTTAATATTTCAGCAATACAAGGAAACATATATGTCTTTCGAAAATCTAAAACGCAATCGCGATCAAATCTCCAAACTTATCCAGGCAGCAGAATCCACCGGTGGTGGTGAGCAAAAGTCGTACGTCGACGATCGTATCTGGAAACCAACAGTTGACAAGGCAGGGAATGGATATGCAGTACTCAGATTCCTACCAGCAGCCGAAGGCCAAGAACTTCCATGGGTCAGATACTGGGACCACGGATTTAAAGGACCAACCGGTTTGTGGTATATCGAAAACAGCCTTACTTCTATTGGTCAGCCTGATCCAGTTGGAGAACTCAACTCTCGGTTGTGGAATTCTGGCATCGAGTCAGACAAAGAAAAAGCCCGTACTCAAAAGCGTAGACTGCACTACGTAACTAATGTGCTTGTTATGCAGGATCCATCCAATCCTGCTAATGAAGGTAAAGTCTTCATTTATAAGTTCGGTAAGAAAATCTTTGACAAGATCATGGATTTGATGCAACCTTCGTTCCAAGATGAACAGCCGGTTAACCCATTCGATTTTTGGGAGGGTGCCGACTTTAAACTTAAAATTCGTAATGTTGAAGGGTATCGTAATTATGATAAGTCAGAGTTTAGCTCAGCATCTGCTCTCTATGATGCAGACGAATCCAGACTGGAAGCGGTCTATAACCAACT